CCTTGCGGCTGATCTGGCAGTAATTGCCAAGCCGCACGGTCGGCGTATGCACGGTCGCCGTGGCGTCGTCGCCTTCGAGCTGCGCGTTGTTGAGATCGGGCGAAGCCAGAGCCTGGGTCTGCCACTCGTGCAGCACCGCTTTTTGGCCGACGCGATCGATATTGGTGATGAACGGCGTTTCAGTCGGATCGATGTTATAGATCACATCGGTCAGGTCCTCACGATTACCCTTGGTGGAGTAAATCGTCTGGGTTGCTGCTGGGACAGTCATCGTGGTTTCTCCTAGCGGGCACGGCCAGCTCTCGCGGCTCGTTGCGCTCGCAATAATGCGACACCGTCTTTCACGTCGCCGGTGGCGCTGAGTTTCTGTTTTGCGGTTTGAAGGGCTTGCACTCCCCGGTTACCCGAGAAGGCGACTCCAGGCTTCTGGACTGCTGGAAGGTCTCTGGCTTTGGCAGCTTCGACTTGGCCTTTGGACGCTCGGAACTTGATCGCATCGTGGAACAGGGCCTGCACCCTGTGGTCGCGCATGCTGAGTGATGCTTGACCGTTCCACAGCGCGTTGATCTCGTGCGGCGAGAAGCCGACATCGGTCAGCGTCTTGGCGCCCGTTTCGTGGACGATTTTCGCCTTGGCCGGGTCCCGCATGTCGGGATTGAGGTCGGCGAATTTCTGATCCTCTTGTGTCGACCAACGCGCCCAGTTGTGCCCGTATTCCTGCATCTGACGTTGCTGCGCTTGTTGCAGCTGCGCCTGCACGATGCCGAGCTTTTTAACGTGAGCGTCGTATTCGATGTACCTCGCCCAATCTTCTTTCGCCAGCTTCTCGACATCATCGAAACTCTGGATATCGGCGAACTGGTCGTTGTTGGCCAGCTGCCGATAAAGATCGGGCAAGGCGGCTTCGTATTGCTGCCTCACCTGTTCCAGCTGCATCCTCTCCTGCCCCACGATCTGTTCGACGTGTTGCCGGATTTGAGCAGCCTCATTCTGAGCCTTACGCACCGTCTGGCTGGCGGTCCTGTCCTGCTCGAGCAAATAGCTCTGAAGCTCAGGGTCGAGGTTCGCCCACTTTTCGCGTGCTTCTGCGCTCCAAGACCTCGGAGGTTCGCGTAGCTGAGGCTCTTCGCCTTCAGGGGCTTGCTCGTCAGTCTCACCGGTAGCCGGAGGGACTTCCTCCGGGGCGGTGCCGCTCTCGTCCTCATCGGGCGAGGCGATTTCGTCCGCGCTGCCATCGTCAGGCGCTGCGGGTTGTTGTGGGGTAGACGTTCGGCCTTCGGCCTCACCCTTCGGCTTCCTCAGGCCGCGCATCATGCGGCCAATTTCGGACGGGGTCATCTCGCCGAGTTTGACCGGCTCAGCAGGTCCTCGGACCTGGGCTGGCATGCCTTCGCCGGTCGGCATCGGGCTCTGCGACGGCGAGGGCTCTGTGGGCGCGGGAGATGGGCCGGAATCGGTCCCTTCAGCAGCGAACGGAATATTTGCTCTAAGCAGCCACATCTTCACCTGCCTTGGCTGCGTTCTTTTGGTTGATTTCGTCGAGATATTTCCGCTCGATGGCGGCGTCGCTGACCCAGATCGCCAGCTTCTTGCGCACCGCCTTGATCGCCTGCTTGGCGCGGTAGCATTCCTCGCGCAGCTGGATCTCATCCGGCTTGGAGGTGTCGGCGCGTTCGTCGGCATCGGCGAGCAGCGCGTCGAAAGCCTCGTTCAGCACCGGGTCATCGAGCAGCGCCTGGGCGCGCTGACCTCGGTTGATCCTGGCTTGCGATTTATCTTCCATCTACCCCTCAGACGTAGCCCAACCCGGCGAGCAGCGAAGCGAGATTTCCGGCATTGGTGAGCCCGCCGCTGAAATCGGACGCTACACCCCCGGGCATATTCGGATCAACCGGCAACCCCGTCACCGGATCGACCGGACCCGGCGCCGCCGCCGGTGTGTTCGCAGCCGTGTGCTGGCCCATCCAACGCTTGTAGTCTTGCAGACGGCCCATCCGGTTTTGCAGCAGGCCCATCGCTTCGGGGTTACGGGTGCCTTGACGGATGTCGCCTTGTACGCCGCGCATCAAGCCTTGCAGATTGCCGACCCGGCTCTGGAGTTGCGCCATCTTCTCGGGCGAGACCACGCCGGGATTGCTGCCGCGCCAGCCTTGCGGCTGACTGAGCCAATTGTTGCCGCCACCGCCATAGAGATTTTCGCGGCCCTGCCAGTGCGTGCCGCCGGAATGGCTGGCATCGAGGCGGGCAGGCATGGCCGGACCCTGCATGCTCATCGGGTTCGCCGGGCCTTGCGTGGCACGCGGCATCGGATTGTAGATGCCGCCGCCCGCCATCGGCGTGGTCGCCTGTGCGGAAGGCATCGCCGCTTGGTTCTGCTGAAAATTCTGTTGGCTCGGCATCATCGGCGTGGTGCGCGGGCCAGCCGGACCCCAAGGTCCCGCCATGTTGCCGCCCGCCATGCCGCCGGTGAGCGGACGCTGCTGCTTCATGCCGCCGCCGCCTGTGGGTGAGCTACCTCCCGCCATCGGATTTCCCCTTCGGTTTCGCTCGGGCCGCTGCGCGGCGCTCCTGGCTGCGCGCCTTCATGTCGGCTGCTCTAGCTTTAGCGTCCTGCTGCTTGATTGCCAAGTCGGCGGTGTGTTTTTGCTCCGTAAAATTCGTGTCGAGGATGTGCTTGTGGACCATGAGCTGCGCCTCGAGCCGCGCCTTGTCCATTTCGAGGTCGTGCTTCTGCTGCGCGATCTGCATCTGCGCCGCCGCCTTGGCCTGACCGACGGCGATGTCGGCTTCGGCTTGCAGCTTCTCGATCGCCGTCTTGTGCGCGGCCTCCATCTGCTTCACCTGCGCGGTCATCGCCACCTTCTGCTGCTCGACGGAGGCTTTCATCTGCGCCACAGCGGCGTCAGCCGCTGCTTTTTGTTGATCGGATTGCTGCTTGGCCTGAAGTGTGGCCTGGTCCGACTGCTGCTTGGCCTGCATCTTGGCCTGCTCGATCTGCAACTTGCCTTGGTTGGGATCGGGCGGCGCTGGCATCTGCGCATTGGGCTGCGGCTGCACGAAATATCGATCCACGTCCTTCTTGTCCAAGAGCCGCACCAGGTCGCGCGCCGAATTGTAGAAATTGATCGGGTTGACGAGGCCGAGTTGCCCGGCGGCGGCCTCGCGCTGGGCGTTGATCAAGACCAGCAGCTGCTGCATCTGCTCGGCCTTGCCGCCATGGCCCAGCCCGACATTGACCGTCATGTCGTTGCGGTCTTTCCAGGTGCGCGGATCGACCGTGACCCATTTGTTGCGCAACCTGAGCGTCATCTGCTGATCGCCGTTCTTGCGGATGGTATGGTGCAGCAGCCACATCATGTCGGCGATGCCGGTCTCGGCGAAGATCCTGGCGACGAGTTTCATTCTGGCCTGCGCCACATCGTAGAACTGCATCGCGGCGGTGGCGGTCTGGTTGTTGAGCGCGTCGGCATCGAGGCCTTGCCCCTGGCGGGTGACGCCAGTGCGCCACTCTCGCGTCGAGTCCATGTACTGGAGCATGGGATAGATGCTGCCGGTGATATCAGGATGGACGAAAGGATTTAGCCCGCCGGGGGTTTTGGTCCGCACAATGCCTCCTGGCCGAGAAATCAGCAGGTCATCGAGCGTGTTCTCATTCGAGTTGCTCTCCGCGACCTCGACGCGCGGGTTTAGCGTCAGATAGATATTATCCAGCAAGCCACGGGTCAGCGCGGTCTTGATCTTCTGGATGTCCATGACGAGGTCGGCAGCCGAGCGCCCGCACAGCCGGTGCGTGACTATGTACGGCGTGATGCAGGCGAACGGGATGACATCGACTTCTTCGATGTCTGGGACGCCTTGCTTGGTGAGGATTTTGCTTTCGTCGCCCGCCGTGGTGACTTTGTAGAGGCAGGGCTTGCCGTCGCCCTTGTAGTCCATCCGCACATAGTGCTCACAGACCGAAACACGTCGCATAATCTTGTTGAGATCATCGGACGATCCTTGCTTGTCACTGTCGTTGACGGTGTCCCTGGCCACGCTCTCGGACGATTGGCTGACGCCGCTCTCTTTCGGCAGGTCCTCGAGCATTTGCCGGTCGTAGCCCTGCTCGGTAAGCTCGCCGATGGCCTTGCCGCCTTCCGGCTCGTGGTAACAATAGTCGGTCTCTTGGATTTGCATGCCGGTGCGCCGCGACCAGCCAAATTCGTTCGGCGGCACCGGCACCACCCGATGGCGCTTCTTGCTGATCTTGTTAGTGACCTCGACATCGAAGGCACCTTCGACCTCGTCGGATGGGCTCAAAGCCGTGATCTCGACCTGATCTTGTTGCAGCAGCACCGCCATCACGTCCTCGGTGACGTTGTGATAGGTCTCCTTCTCGTCGCGGGTCTCCTCTTCGGTCCACACCTTGACGGTGCCGAGCTTCTCCAGCAGCGCGTCCTTGATCATCGTGTACAGGACTAAAAAGCCGTTGTTCTGCTGCGTGAACACGTGGTTCACGACATCGGTTTCCTGCTCGGCGGCGTCGATGTCGTCAGGTCCGACCGGATCGAACACCACCACCTCGTCGGAGCCTGCGAAAATCTCCATCAAGGAAGGCATCAGGCCTTCGATGGTGTCGGCGACATCGGTGGACACCGCCTTGCTGCGGCCCTCGGCGGGCAGCATGTCGGGCATCTCGCCGTAATAGTAATCGAGCGCCTTCTCGCGGCTCGACAAGAGTTTGGATTCAGAGTTGGAGCTGAGCGCGTCGGCCTTCTGCGCGGCGAGCATCGCCTGCAAATCATCGTCGGTCATCACATCGCGTGGGGTTGGCTTGCCGCCCGTGCCACCGCCGCCTGGGACGCGATAGGCCGCCATCACTCAGGCCCCGCGTTGATGATCAGCTCGAGCTTGCGCTGGTTTTCGCGGGTGCTGACCGGCGTGACGTGCCTGCGCTCCATGTCGCGCAAGAGATCATCGAGGGCGGCGTGCGCTTTGAGCCGCATCTGCTCTTCCTCGTTCCACTCGCCGACCGGCATGGCCGCCTCGTCGGGCCCGCCCCATTTCACCCAGGTCCTAAAGTGCGCCATCGTCGTCCTCGGTCCCGACCGGCTCGTAGGTCTCGATGAAAATCTCAGGTCGGCATGGGTACAGCTCGCCCTTGACGCCCTTGATGATCCAATCCGGCGTCCTCGCCGTCATGGTGCCCTCGAGCGTGACGATCTCGACGCTGTTGTCGGTGAAGAACACCTGCCCGCGCTCGTAGGCGGTGGCGATCGGCGCCGGGATGGCGGTCCAATTCTCCTTGGCGGCAGCGATCACGCTCTGCGCCGTCCACGCCTCGACCTCGACCGGCTTCTTGCGGAAGCGCATCAGGCAACTCCTTGTTCGGGATAGACCAACGTGCGGCCAAAATTGGCTTTGCTGGCATCCGACCTGTCGAGGATCATGGCGAGATACCTGAAAGCGTCCGCGCCGTTGGAGGTCCAGTCATGCACCGGCACGGGCCGCATCACGTTCAGCTTGTCATCGAACGATGCACGATAGAGCTTGAGCGCGTCAATACCCCGTTCGCATTTCAGGCGGTCAAACCAACAACGTGGCAGCATCACCTTGGCGGCGTTGATGCCATCCTCGATCCGGTGCATCGGACACACGGTGAGCGGACGCAGGCCGAGCTTCTCCAGCTGCTCGAACCTGGTGTTGCTCATGCCGAGAATTTTCGCCTGGCTGTCGTGCGGCACGATGTGCCCGGCATAGACGTAGGGCTTCTCGCGCACTTTCTGTGCGTAGTGGTCAAGCTCGGCGCCGGTCATCTCGTAATAGTCGATGACGTGGACCTCGCGGCCAACGACCTGCGCCCACCAGATCGCCGTGGCGTTGTTCTTGCCCAGGTCCCACGCGGTCCAGACTTGCGCTGCCGGATCGTAGGGCACGCCGACCACGCGCTTCTCGTCCTCGGCTCGAGCCATCAGCTTGCCGTAGTAGGCACCAATGATCGCCGCCTCGAAGCTGCATTCGAACTCCTGCGCGTACTGCTCCTCGGTCATGGTGCGCCTGGCGTCGGCAAGCTCGGCTTCGGAGATCAGACCCGTCTGGCTGGCCTTCAGCATCAGCCGGTAGAGCTGCACGTCCTTCCAGATGCCCTGGCCTTTCCAGATGTCGTAGAGGCCGACGCGGCCTTTCGGCGTGCCGATGAAGGTCGCCCAGCCGTGACGATCGGCCAGCATCGGACGGATCACCTCGCCCCACACCACGGGCCGCATGTCAGCATACTCATCGAGAATCGCACCATCGAGCCCGCCACCACGCATGCGGTCAGGATTGTCGGCGCCGTACAGCCGCACCCTCGAGCCATTGAGCAGATCGACGCGCAGCTCGCTCTCATTCGGCGGCTTGGCGAGCAGCGGGCGTGAGTAGTGCTTCAAATAATCCCAGCAAACATCTTTGGCTTGGTTCCACAGCGGCGCGATGTAGGCGAAGCGGCCATCCGGTTTGTCGCAACGGATCGCGGCGCGGATCGCGTCGTTCACTGCCGCGACCGTCTTGCCAGCGCGTCGATGTGCGACGATCACCGCCCAACGATTAGGTCGCCTGTGGAATGGTTTGAATACTGCCCGGGGCCGGTACGGAACGTGCGCGACCCCGGGATCAGCAATGCTCATCGGCTAACGCTTGCGCGATGTCGGCACCGGCTCGTCCGGCGCCAGCTCCTCACGCTGCTCACGCTCACGGCGCTGCCGATAAGTCTCGGCATCCTCGCCGGGCTGCTTCTGCGCTTGCGCTGTGGCTTCGTCGGCTTTTGCCTTGCGCTCTTCTTCGCTCAGCGTGCCGGAGCGCGCCTCCTCAGCTTCGCGGTTCTTGCGCTCGTTCTCGGCCTTGATCTTGGCCTCGCGCTCCTCGGCAATGGTCGCGTTGGCGTCGGCCTCGACTTCGGTTTGACCGACTTCCCAGCGGTCCGGCAAGCTCGGCACCGGCTCATCGATCGTCAGATCCTCGACTGCCACGGCCTCGCCTTCACGAGCTGCGCGCTCGCTCGCAGTCTCTTTGTCGCCAACCAGCCCGCCCTTCACGTCTTTGGCCGTGCGATTCTCACTTCGTGCTTCCGTCATCGTCGTTCTCCTTGGGTTCAGCCTCTTCGATCTCATCGGCCCATCTGTCGTCGTACTCAAGCTGTCTCACCCCGACGGGCTCGGGTGTACCAACTTCAACGCCCGAAGCGCCTTCTCCGCTCACGGACTCCGCAATATTCTCAACATCCAATCCGTTGCCGGTCTCGTCATCGTCGTCCAGCCATTTCACGGTATGGATGATCGGCGCATCGCCTCCTTCAAGCGTCTGCGGTGCGCGACCATCAAGGCGATTACCAATCTCGAGCGTGGCGTCGTGATCACCACAGGCAGCACGCTGCACGGTCATGTCGGCGATCAGCTCCAGCATCTGCCCTTCGGGCACAATGCAGACGCCGTTCTCGTCATGGGTCGAGATGATGGAAGGATGTAACCTGTTGGTATGAAAGAGTAATCTTTGCTCGCGCTTGAGTGCGCGCTGCAACGCTTCACGCCACGGTTTGATCCGCGTCGGCGCCCCAGCGGGGTTGCCAGATTGCCCAGGCTGCCACGGCATTGTAGTGCAGTCTCAAACTGTTGAATTTTCGCTCTAGCACAGTTTGTCGTCAGGCGCGAGACCGTCCCTCAGTGACGCAAGTGACGCGTCCTCTATAATAGGCGTATACGCGCGCGCGCGCTATGTGCATCCATACGCTGATTCAGTGAAACGCGTCACATGTGTCACGGCATCAGACCCCAGCGCAATTTGATCCCATGGATTTTCCTCTCGGTATTTGTGCGCTCAAGCTCACAATTAAAACGGCTCACCAATTCATCAGACAGTCGTTTCTTTGAGATCACAAACTCGCCACTGCTTTCCGCCCACGCCTTCCAAGAACTATAGAGTTGTTTTGAGCTTTCGATGTGATGCTGCCCCAACTCACACTCATCATCAATCCATCGACCAACCGCATCTTCATTGATGAAATATTCTTTCGTGGCGTCCTCAACCACCTTCGGCTGTTTCAAACCTACAGCCTGCCACATCAGACAACCAACCAGCGCCCATTGCAAAATCCCAGACCACTCAGCTTTCAGCTTCTCCAGCAGATCAGGATCGCGCTGCGCTTCGGGGATCGTCACCGCGAACGGCACCAGCTGCACCCGCCGCCTTATCGCCTCATCGTTGGAGCGCATCGAAGGCTTGTGATTGCCAGCCACCATCAATTTGAACTGCGGCACATACTGAAAAAAATCCTGCCGCATGAAACGCGCCGAGATCGGATCGCCGCCGGTCAACGCCTTGAGTTTCGCCTCGGCCCAGCGCGTGCCCTGCTCGGTCTCGATCGCCGTCACCATCCGTGCGCCGCGCAAGCCAGCCATGTCGGTCGGATGCCGCTCGCCTTGCGTCGCAATCAACATATCCATCGGTGCAACGGTGGTGAACTCGCCAAAAATTCCCGACAATGTCGAGGTGAACACAGATTTGCCGTTAGCGCCGGTGCCATACAAAAAGAACATCACGTGCTCGGTCGTCACACCTGTCAGGCAATAGCCCACCACACGCTGCAAATAGTCTTGCAGATCTCTGTCGCCGCCGGAAATCTCATCAAGGAATTGCAGCCAGCGCGGACATTGCCCCTGTGGTGTTGCTGCGGTCTCCTTGGTGATCAGCATCGCCGGATCATGCGGCAGCAGCTGCCCGCTCTTGAGATCGATCACCCCGCCCGGCGTGTTGAGATGCCACGGGCTCTTGTCCCAGGCCTCCGATGTCATGGCGTGCGCCCGGTCGGCACGGGCTAATCGCTCCACCGCCGACACCGTTACGGCGGACGCAACCCCTTTGCCCTTAAGGCCTTGTGAGCGTAACTGGGTGGCGACGATGCGGCACAATTCCCGCGCCAGATCAAAAGCTCTGAGCGTGGTCTCGTGCTCCCATTTGACGCCGGTCCAGCGCAGCCACTGCCCCCACGCCGCCACATAGCGCCAGTCGTCCTGGTGCATCGCCGTGAAGGCCTGGGCTAGGGAGTCGTCGCTGACCTCGCCGACCGGCTTGGGCTTGCCGCCGAGCGGCTTGCCGTTATTCGCGGCCCTGAAAATCGAGCCCGGGTCTTGTCTGTGTGCGTCGTTGGGATCAAGGCCTTCAGGCTTCTGCTTCTTGCCTTTGTCATTTTTCTCGGCCATAAAAGCGCAGCCTTCCCAGCCTTGTCAGCGGTGAGGTGTTGAGTACCCCAGCCCCCGGGGTCGCGCCCGGGGGCAATTTTTTTTGAGATGCGACCAGCGACATTACGCCGGTCGCCGCCTCAGTGGCAAGATGCGAACCTCACGATCGTCCTCCATCCACGTCGCTGCACACTCGGCAGCTGCATCTTTGCCGGTGTCATCGGGATCGGGGAAGATCGTCAGGCAATCAACGCCCGGCAGCAGCGGGAATTTCTCGATCATGCCCGCCGACAGCGCCGCCCACACCGGACGCGCGCCTTCGATATAGCAGGCGATCGCATCCTCGATGCCTTCAACGATGTGCAGGCCTTGCGTCACCTCGTCGTCGGGCGAGATGAAGCACACGCCAGCCTTGCCCAGCATCTTGCGATCGACCTTGCGTCCAAGCTCATCGAGAAAGATCCGTTGCACGCCGCAGGAGAGGCCGGTGCGCGGGTCGCTCATCAGCCCGACGATCATGTTCTTGGCCTTGTGCCACCTGAGGCAATGATCGAATGCGCCGTCGATGAACTCCAGCCCTCGATGCACCCTGAGATAGCTCCCGCCCAGCGTGCCATCGAGCGGCACCGCCTTGTTCCAAAATTTCATGGCCTGGGCGACGCGCCGCTTCAGATCCTCGGCAGCGTCCTTCTGCGCCTTGTCGTACATCCGCAGCTCGGCAATCTTGGCGGCAGCATTCGCCTCCCGGCTGATCTTGTGCCTGACTTGCAAAGACGTTGGACGCCATGCGTCCAACAGGCCACGCTTCACCAGCTCAGCCTTGATGTCGAGCCAGCTGCATTTGGCGAAGCAGTGGCAGTCGATGCGCGTGCCGCCTCGCTTGGGGTCGGGCTTCTCGCTGATCTTGAGGGATGCCGTCTGGTCGTCATGGCACGGACAGCGTGCTGTGCCGTATTGTCCATGCCAGTGTCCGCCCAGCGCCAGCGTGATCTGTTGCGCCGAGAATTTCATCGCGGTATAGTCCCCTCGTTGGTTGTGTGTCTTGCGGCCCCGGTGATTCCTTTGCACCGGGGCCGTTTTCATGCGCCGTCGCAGTCGCGCTCCTGATCCTTGGCACACCAGTCGAGCGCCTCGCTCACCGCCTCGACAATCTCCTCGGCGGCTTCCTTCTGATAGCCTTGCAGCTTGCGCTCGATGATCCGGCGAATCAGGATCGCCTCGACCGCCTCTTCGGCCTTCCGCAGCGGCGTCATCACACCACCACCAGGATCAGCGCGAACAGCATAGAGCCGAGCACGATAGTGGTCGCGCCAATTACTAAGATAGTCCCTGTCAGGTCATAGAGCGTCATCGTAGTCTCCTCGGTGTTGATTATGTGTCAGGCGGTAGTGCTTCTGACAGTAGGGCTCAGCATCAGAAGGCGTTGCCCTGCCGCAGAATCTGAATGGCGCCACTGCGCCGAAAGGAAAGTGACACATGCCGCTGCTGAGTTGCTCGAGCGGCAACGCCAATGCTTCGGCATCCGGCTGCACATGCTTGCCTGTGATCGTGGTGTTGGGCACCGTCGGCTGCTGCTTCGGTCGGTTCACGTTGTAGTTCGGCTTGGCCTTGCGGTCGGACGGATGCCGCTCGGGTTCCACGCCGCCCATCTTCGCCAGGAAGGCGCGCCGCACCATCGAATTTTTGCGGTAGCTCTCCCGCTTGGCGCTCTCATTGGCAGGCAGGCGCGGCTTGATCGGGATCTTGTTGCGGTGCAGCCGACCGAGCACGGCGCAGCGCGAGCGCAAGTCAAAGCCCATGCGATGCAGCATCGAGGCGATCTGCTGGCCGGACCATCGCTCAGGCTGCTCCGCCAGCGCCTTCAGCGCCTCGTCCTCTTCCTTGGTCCAATGGCTATGCGTGTCAGTGCGTGGTGACTTGTAGCGATTCTCCATTTGCATCCTCCTCTGCTAAAACGGCACCTTGTCGCTCATGTTGGCTTCGGCATATTGCGATCTCGGGTTCGCCATCTCGGTGATCACAACGTGCATCCCCGGCTTCTGGTCGTAATGTGACGCCACCTGCAATGTATGCAGCCGGTTGATGAACTGCTTGCGCAGCACAGTAAGCACCTTGGCAACGAACGGCTGCAAGTCCGGCCTCTCGCTGCCCTCGAGCCGACCGAGCACGAGGCTGACCTGCGCATCCTGAAATCGCTTGCGCTTGCCAAAAGCCTCACGCACCGCTGCTGTGATCTCGAGCGGCTTAAGCCGCCTGGCGACTTTGAAGGCCTCGATCGGAATGAACAGGCTGAGCTTCGGCGGCACCCAGCCTGCACGCTCGACCTCACGCTGCATCCGCTGCACCTTGTCGAGGAAGGGGGTCTGCTGCGGGACAAGGCCACCGGCGGCCTGAATGCCAAGCGCCTGCGCCTGCCCTAAGATATAGTTCTGCTGCGCCTGCGCCTGCGCCAGCTGCGCCTGCGCCTGCGCCTGCACCAACTGGTTCTGGTAGGCAACCGGATCGACTTGCGCCTGCATAGCCCGATTGCGCCGCATCAGTGCCACCGCATCGTCCATGCTGAGCCCGGGCATTTCACTGCGCAGCGTTTTCACCAGCAATTCGTGATGCTCTAAGATTTTTTTCGGATCAATTGCCACTGCTTTGATCTCCCCAACATTGCCAGCCGAGCCAGCCCTGGCGTGCGAACAGCTCGACACGCGGGACCTCGCCCATCAGCTCCTCGATGCGAAAATAAGTTTCGTCGGGCTTCTTGCTGTGCTCGCGCCGCTTGCTGGCGATCACTTGCGGCACGGATTTCCTGGCACGCTTCGGATGCCCACGAGTGCAGAGCAGGCACAGCTCGGTCTGCTGCCGGGTCCAGTAGCCAAGACCGATGCCGGGCTTCACCCAGACAAACGCCACCGACTTGAACCTGAAGCCCCATGCCGTCATCAAGGCCCACGCCTGCTCGAGGTGGCAGCACGGCACCCACAGGAATAGCGCACAGTCTTTCGCCGCGATCGAGCGCAGCGGCAAGGTGTACAGCTCGGCGAGGCCCAGCGTCTTATAGTGCTTCGACGGCGAACGTCCCTCGCCCTTCGGCGAGCGTGTTTTGAAATGCCACGGCGGGTCGGCAAGGATCACCTTGAACGGCCCCGGCGGCAGCGGTGCGAACGTCATTTGCCGTTGGCCTTCCTTTCCTGCTTGGCGAGCGCCGCGCGCACTGCCGGACGCTGATCATCCTCGACCTCGACATTGCCAAACCTGACCGACTTGCCGAGCCCGCGCGCCACCGCCGCAACGGTAGCGAACTGTGGGCGCTTGGTGTCGCCGTGGAACCAGTTGTGGATGGTCTGCCGCGTCACGCCGCTCGCGTCATGCACCTGCGTGTAGCTCATGCCTGAGTCCCTGACGAGTCCGCGCAGCACGTCAATGCAAGGGTCTTTTGTCACGAACATATAGCTTCGATATAATTTCAGCGTGCGGGTCATGCCTTGGCTCCCTTCACGACGTAGGTGCCATACTCAACCTTGCGCAACGCGCCCTCTCTGATCATCGGGATCATCGCCGAGCGGACATTCGCGCTTTCGCAGCCAGTGAGCTTGACGATGTCGGCGACCTTGAACTTGCCAAGCCCAGACGACAGGATGGCGGCGCGGATGCCCTCTGCCTCCGACGCGCTGCCGTTGCGCTTGGCTCTGCTCGGCAACTGGTCGGCGACGGGATGCACCTGCAACTGGTAGGCGACGCCATCGAGCGACCGCAATAGCTCGGCCAGCTTGGTGTCCTTGACAAAAAACTCGATGCGAAACATTTGACGATTCCTTTGTTGGTGTTGGTTGGCGGAAAATTCTTAAGGCGAAGCAAAATCCTGCCGCTGCCGACGCGGCTCCATATTGATTCGAGGCATCCTGCGAGCCTTGGCTTCAACGATGTCGAGCAGGTTGTCGATGGTGACGCGGCCACGAGAGAGAGCACATAGCGCCCGCCAGTATTGCGGCGGGACGCTGTTGGCGTAGACCCAACGAATGACTGTGTTGACAGGCAACGACAGGCGATGCGCTAGCAACGCCCGCGTTGACCACAGATCAAGTACCTCGCGGAAACTCTTAAACTTTGGTTTCACCATGCGGTCCTCACTCTCTCACGCCTGCCTCGCCGCGCCTGACCAAGCCACGCCACGCCCAGCCTTGTCCCGCCTTGCCTGCCTCGCCTTGCCACACCGGGCCACGCCACGCCTTGCCAAGCCTCGCCTGCCTTGCCAGGCCTAACCTCGCCCAGCCGCACCACGCCTTGCCTGCCTTGCCTCGCCACGCCATGCCCGGCCCTGCCTGACCACGCCTCGCCACGCCTGCCTTGCCTTGCCCAACCTGACCCAGCCACGCCGAACCGTACCGGACCGGACCACGCCTCGCCTTGCCTGCCTAGTCTTGCCAGAGCGCGTCGATCAACGCCTCGACCTGCGCCACGTCGCCGCCCGCCTGCATCACCGCATAACGATAGCGATTGAGCCAAGAGGACAACGCCACGCTCGCCTTGTTGCGGAATCGCTTGACCTGTTCGGGGTCTTTCACGTCGAACGGCTCGTAGCCGCCGCCGACAGGTTTCTCGCTCGATTCCATGTCGATGAACGCAGGCACCGTGAGCGGTGCCGCAACGCGCGCCACCCTTGCGGTTTCCGCCGCCACCTTGAAGGCCTTTGCCTTGACGACCTTTGGGGCCGTCACGATGATCACAAGGTCTTTGAGGAACTGGCGAACCTGCATCAATCGCCGAGCATTGCCAGCAGCAGCATCGTCCCAATCAAAGAAGGCGAAGGCCGGGTGATCTGGCCCGGTCGTTCGCACCTCGTCAACGAAACCCTGATTGTCGAAACTGCCGTGGCGGCGAATGTAATCGTCAATCAGCCGCTGGCGTTCAGCGCGCGTCATGTAAGGTCTATTACTCACTGTGGTTGCGGTAGACATTTTTCGATTCTCCTTTGTTGGAACTAAGCAGCGCGCCGCTGGCTGACCGTATCGGCCCAATAGGCCACAAGGTCAGAGGTTTCTTTATTGGCACATTGCGGAGCGTCTAGCGCCGCCTGCTGCTGCTTACGGCCAGCGGTCTTGACGAGATCATTCCACTCGTCATCATCGGCACCATCGGGAACGACCCGGAAGCTGCCGAAGCTGCCCTTGCCCTTTTCCTGCCGGTAATCGCCGACGCCGACAATGATGCCAGCATTGGCCGCGAGCGTGTAAACGCCACGGAGATTAAGCTGCGGGGCGACAAAGCCGACCGTCAACTCGGCCCCCCAGCGCGGAAGGTAGCAGCGGGTGCGAACATCGGGCGTTCTTGCGATGTCTTTCGACCGCACGACATCGCAACGCAATTGCGGGATGCCGTAAAGCGGCACCAGATCACCGGGCACGAATAAAAGTTTCTCCGCCGCGTTCTTGAAGATGCCTTCGCTCTGCGTCGCCGCCGTCACCATCGCGGCCTTGATGGCAATCGACCGCAAACCTAGCGCGGTCGGTCCATCCGGCATGATCTCTGCCGACGACAAAAATTCGGCGACGACATCGTGCTTGATGCTGAGTCGCTCGGCGGCGGATTTCTTGCGGCCACCGACCAGCAGCATCTGCTGTACCTTGTTGCTCATTCGATTCTGGAACAGCGGTGTCGTGCCGATGATCCGCAGTGTGGTTTCCTGACGGTCAAGCGGCGTGATTCGCAACTCGACCGAGTCGTCTGTTTTCTTCTTGGTCATTTGTGTGTCTCCTATGTTTAGACCGTAGTTCCTATGCCTTATCACATAAAAAAAATAGTTGCAAGTGGGGCATGGTCTATGCAAGGCTGGACAGCTGCACACCAACCAACAGGAGATGCACCACATGACTGACCCCACCATGCCGAAGCGTTCGCACAAGAAACAACCGCCGCCGCGCGTGCCTACCGTGCGCCCAGCTCGAGATACGCTGATTCTCGACAACGAATCTTTTTCGTCGATGTGCCGCGCGTTGCTGAATTTCTCCGAAGAGCTTGCCGGTATTGCCAGCTCGCTCGCCGAGATTCGGCTGCAAAACTTTACAGTTTGTTCCAATCAAGAGGCGCTGTCGGGCGACATCGCCAACATTATCTCCCGCCTCGCCATCCTCGAGCAGCTGGCGCAAATACCACCGGCGCCGCCGCCGTCAGTCTACCGTCCGCAATACGATCACCAGGGCCAGCCGTTGCAGCCGCCACGGCAGCTGCCGCCGCGACCAGACACCGGCCAGCCGCCACCGCTGCGCGAGGTCTTGCGCGGCATGCAAGGCGTGCAGCCTCGTGAGCCGCAACAGCAGTCACCGGGTTTTTATCCTGACAACACGGAGCGCCGCAAATGACCCAGGTCGGCATCGCGGGTCGCAGCGACCCCTACGAATTTTGGCACCTTGCGCTTTCGGGCGTGCCGGTCGGCAGCGACGAGCTGCCGGTGTACGCCGACCGGCCTCAGTGCGGCTTCTACCGCATGCGGCGCGGCATCCGCGCGCCATGGGAAGCCATCGCAATTTTCCATCGTGATGATGCGCTGGTCGCGCTAGTCGATGGCCGCGAAACGCCGCCCAATTCCATCTGGCATTGGTGCTGTGTGCATCCGATTAGTGAAATGGCTTACCACCACGCGCGCGAAACTGGGCAATGGGGCGATCTCGATGACACCGTTCTGGTGCTGCAAAACCAGGACGCGGTGCCGGAGCGATTCAAAAACTCCGCGCCCTATGAGCGCCTCAAGCAGCAGATCGATCTCGCCATCGGCTCGGCCTCGCTCTACGAGACCATTGCCGACGACACCACGAGCCTCAAGGCGCAAAGCCTGCGCGCCAAGCTGATCGAGCTGGCGAACGCTGCCGACAAACTGCGCGAGACCGAGAAGCGCCCGCATTTCCAGCAGGCCAAGCTGATCGATTCGGTTTGGATGCCAACCATCAAAGCCGGGCAAGAGGCCGCCGTGAAAATTCGCAAGGCGCTTTCCCGCTACGAGACCCTGAAGGCCGCCAAGGC